CCTTGGAGTGACTATACAATACCATATCCAGATTTTTTGTAAAGCAATAGTCCATGCATCAAAATCCACCGCCCACAAAAACGGAATGGAAGTCGCCTATATATAAATAGGTATAAATTCCGTATTCAGGGACTACCTAATCACACCTTTTAACAAAAGGTCATATTAGCCGAAAACCCGCATGAATCCTAGAAAAAATGGATGATAGACAGGGCAAGAGGGGGGCAGGTTGAAAATCCGGGGTCAGCCCGCGCGAAGCCCGAAGGGCTTAGTTGTTGTATCTCCCCATCACGTCACAAACCTCCCGAGCCCATCACACAGTTCACAACATTTCTACATCCAGCTACGCAGCACCTCACTTCCCTATTTTGATCCCCACAGCCATGTCAACCACCGCTATGCAGCCCCTATTTCCGCCCATCAAGATCACGCAGCAC